CTCGAAATTCACTTCCTCTAGCGAGTATCGATGATGCCACGGACAAGCGCTGAGGAACGATCGTCGGCGTTTTATCGGGCTGGGGCGAAGCCTATGGCGCCGCCGCGGGAGCTTTCGACGCGCGCGAAGGCGATTTGGCGGCAGATCGTGGCGGCGAAGCCGATCGATTGGTTTGACGGCGGTAATCATGGCTATCTCGCCGATCATTGCGAGGAGCAGGCGCGGTTAGAGGCGATCTGGCGGGCATTGCGACAGGTTGAACCTGGTTCACAGGAGAGCCACCGGCTGACGGTGGAACTGAAGGTCGTCCGCGGCAACCTCTCGACGAGCGCGCGGCATCTTCGCCTGACGGTACAGGAAGCGATCCAGCGCGCCGCGACAAAAGGCGGCGAGCGACAAGCGACGGCGGCGAGCGATCGTTTAGTCGGTGGGAATGCCACGCGCCAAAAAGTCCGCGTCATCGGCTGAGAGCCGATCCGACCGGATCATCCGTTTCTGCGAAAAGTATTTGGTGACACCGGAGGGCGCGCATGTTGGCGAGCCGATCCGGCTGCGGAACTGGCAAAAGGACATTATCCGCACGATCTACGACACGCCGACGCGACAAGCGATCGTGTCGATGGGCCGGAAGAACGGCAAGACCTCGCTGATTGCCATGCTGGTGTTGGCGCATGTGATCGGGCCGGAAGCCGAGCGCAACGCACAGATATTCTCCAGTGCTCAGAGCCGCGACCAAGCAGCGATCGTGTTCGGGCTGGCGGCGAAAATGGTGCGGATGTCAAATGAACTGTGCGACCCGAACATGGTCGTCGTGCGGGATTCGGCAAAGGAATTGTTTAGTCCGCTGACCGGAGTTCGCTACAAGGCGCTGTCGGCCGAGGCCTCGACGGCTTACGGCTTCTCGCCGGCACTGGTGATTCACGACGAACTCGGCCAGGTGCGCGGGCCGACGAGCGATTTATACGATGCGCTCGAGACGGCGATGGGTGCGCACATACGCCCGCTGTCGATCGTCATCTCGACACAAGCGCCGACCGCGGGCGATCTACTGTCGCAATTAATTGATCTCGCCAAGACCGGCGCCAGTGACACAACGAAGCTTGTGTTGTTCACCGCGCCTGAAGACGCAAGGCTCGACGATCCGGCAACATGGCATCAGGCAAACCCGGCGCTGAACGATTTCTTGAGCATCGATGAAATTGCCAAGGCCGCCGAGAAGGCGGTGCGGATGCCGAGCTTTGAGAGCGCCTTTCGCAATCTTCACCTAAATCAACGCGTCTCGGCGTTGTCGCAACTCTTCTCGCTGTCGGTGTGGGAAGCCAATGGCGAAGAGCCCGACCTTGAGGCCTTCACCGGGCCGGTTTATGGCGGGCTCGATCTGTCGGCACGGCAAGACCTGACCGCGTTGGTGCTTGTCGCGGAGGGGCCGCCCGGCCATTGGAATGTGTGGCCGCATTTCTGGACGCCGGCCGATACATTGCGCGACCGGGCTCAGCGGGACAAGGCGCCTTACGATGTGTGGGCGCGGCAAGGGCTGCTGACGGCGGTGCCGGGCGTCACGATCGATTATGGCTTTGTTGCGGCAAGGCTCGGGGAGATCCGCCGCCGCTGCACGATCCGGTCGATCAAGTTCGATCGCTGGCGCGGCGACGAGCTGAAGGCGGCGCTCAATGCGATTGGCGTACAGGTGCCGCTTGAGGATTTCGGGCAAGGCTACCGTGATATGGCACCGGCGCTGGACGCGTTGGAGACGGTGGCACTGCAACATCGCTTGCGGCACGGCATGCACCCGGTGCTGACGATGTGCGCGGCGAACGCGATCGTCACGACCGACCCGGCCGGCAATCGCAAATTCGAGAAAGCGAAGTCGACCGGGCGCATCGATGGCATGACCGCGCTTGCGATGGCGATCAATGCCGCCACCGCGAACACGCAGCCGGTGTTGAATATCAGGGCGATGATCGGATGAGCGACCTACGCATCAAGCAGCGCGCCGCGCCGCCGCCGGGTGATGATCCGCTCGAATTCGTCATGTCGGACGGCAGCGTCGATCGCATGGGCGACATCATCGAACCCGACGCGTGGGAGCTCGGGAACTTCAAACAAAACCCGGTCGCGTTGTTCTCGCACAACCCGGAATTCCCGATCGGGACATGGCAGGATGTCGCCGTGCACCGCGGCCAACTGACCGGCCGCCTCGAATTGATGGAGCCCGTGTCCGAACGGCTGCGCGAGCTGCACGCCGCGGTCAACGCGGGCGTCTTGCGCGCCGTCAGTGTCGGATTTCATTCTCGGAAATTCGAGCCGATCGAAGGCTCGAAGGTCGGCGGGTTGCGGTTTCTCGAAGCCGAGCTCGTCGAATGCTCGCTGGTCTCCGTGCCAGCGAACCCGAACGCATTAGCCGTGGCTAAGGGTTTGGGAATATCCAGCGAAGGGCAGCGCTTGTTCTTCGGCGTGTCAGCCGTGAATCAGGGCGATCAAGTGCAGCCGCAACGCGGAACCACCGGCGTGTCAGCCGCAGAACCTCGAATTCGGATACAGGCCATGACTCCCACCAGAGAACGGATTGAACAATCGCAGGCGGTGGTGAATTCGCTGCGCGATCAGCTTAACGATCACATTACGACGCTCGGAGATGATCCCGACGATGATGCACTGAGCCGCCAGCGCGAATTGACCGAGAAGATCAATGCGGAGGTGCGGCGGCTCGAGAGCTTTCAAGCGGCAGAGGTTGCGCTCGGTGCTACGGCTGAGCCTCAATCCCGCCCGATTGCGCCATCTGCGGTTACGGTGATCCCGCCGCAGCGCAATCAGCCACGCGCCTTCGCCTTGCCGAAAAAGTCGGAAAAGCCCGGCGAGCTTATGATGAATGCGCTGATTGCCTACGGCAAGATAGACCGATTCAAGCTGCCCCACGAACGGGTACTTGCTGACTTCGGTTGGTCGGAAGACCTCGGCGTCCGCACTTGCCTCGATTGGGTAATGCGGGCTGCGTCCGCTCCCGCCACGACGACGACAAGCGGTTGGGCCGATGCGCTCGTGCAACAGCAGTGGGCCGATTTCATCTCAGCCCTGTTGATCGCTTCCGTCTATTCGCCGCTCTCCGCTTTGGGCGACCGCTACACGATGGCCCGCTATGGAGTTATCAACATTCCGGTCGAAGGCACGACGCCCACCGTCGCCGGGAGCTTCGTTGCGGAAGGCGCGCCCATTCCCGTGCGTCAGACAGCTTTTAGTTCGCTGCCGCTCGGTCTCAAGAAAATGGCGGTTATCACGTCGTTCACGCGGGAGATTTACGAGCACTCGACACCGAATATCGACACGCAGCTCCGCGGCATGATCAGCCGGCATACAAGCGTGGCGATCGATACGATCCTGCTCGACAACAACGCGGCGACGACGATCAGGCCAGCGGGCTTGCGGAGCGGCGTCTCGGGTCAAACCCCGACCGCCGGCGGCGGCTTCGCTGCGCTCGTGGCGGACCTGAAAGCCCTCCTCGGCGTGCTCGTCACGGCAAACTCGTTGCGCAATCCTGTCTGGATCATGAACCCGCAACAGGCGCTCTCGATTTCGCTGACGCAATCGGCTGCCGGTGTCGGCGTGTTTCCGTTCAAGGCCGAAATCGAAGCTGGGCGGCTGATGGGCTACCCGGTGATCACGAGCCCGACTGTGCCGGTGACGATGGTGATCCTGCTCGATGCCGCGGACTTCGTGTCGCTGACCGGCGACGATCCGCGCTTCGAATTATCGGATCAGGCGACCTTGCACATGGAAGATACGACTCCCTTGCAAATCGGTACGGCCGGCGCACCACCGACCGTTGCCGCGCCGACGCGCTCGATGTTCCAGACGGACTCGATCGCGCTCCGCATGATCATGCCGATGAATTGGGCTATGCGGCGCACGGGTCTAGTGGCTTGGGTAACGGGCGTCACTTGGTAACGCCCAGACGTTTTACGTGGCGCAAGCCCGCCGATGACCTTCTCGACGGGCTCGTCACCAAAGGAGAAGACGATGAGCGACAACGTAAAGGACAGCGTAAGGGCGGCTCACGACAAGCGGGTCGCGGATCTGCACGCGGCCAACGCCGAAGCCGAAAAAAGACAGTCGGCGACGCCGACGCCGACGCAGGAGGAAAACGACCTCCTCGCGCTCGGCCTGATGCACCCGGATGAGAAAAAGCAATCCGGTATGCCCGAGGAAGTGATGCCGCATGCGGCGGCGCGTGCGACACCGCAGCAGCAGCGGCGCGAGCCTGCACCGGCAGCGTCTCCGCATCCGACGACCCCCCGATAAACTTGTGGCGTCCCTAGTACAGCGGGCGCTAGGCGCCGTCTCCCGCGTCTGGCGTCCGCCGGTTGCCAAGCAGCTTATCGGCGGCAATTACTGGCTGCCGATTACCGGCGGGTTTTTGCCCGGCGATGCGCCGTGGAATTTCTGGCAACTCGGTTATAACCCTGCGGGCATCGGACAATCCGCTGTCGTCTCGGCGTGCGTCGCAGCCTACGCGCAGACGACGGCGATGTGTCCGGGCACGCATTGGCGCAGCACCGACGACGGCGGCCGAGAGCGCGTTAGCAATTCTGCGTTGTCGCGGGTCCTGAAGCGGCCGAATTCATATCAATCGATCAGCGATTTTTTGCTCAACTTGACGCACAATCTTTATGCCGAAGGCAATGCCTACGCGCTGGCCTTGCGCAATAATCGCTACGAGATCAGCGAACTGCACTTGATGAACCCGCGGATGTCGATGCCGATGATCGCGGTCAACGGCGACATCTACTACTCGCTCGGCGGCAATTTCGTCGCCGACAAGCTCGTGCCGAGCGAGTTACTCAGCCGATCTCCGGCGCGCGATGTGCTGCATATCAAACTCGACTCGCGTCCGGAAAATCCGCTGATCGGTGAGCCGCCGCTGACGGCGGCCATGCTCGATGTCGCCGCCTCGAATGCGATGGTCCAACAACAGCTGAGTGTCACGAGCAACAGCGCCCGCCCGTCCGGTGTCATCCAGACCGATATGCAATTGGATGAGCAGCAGACCAAGGAACTCCGCGCCGCATGGGATGAGCAGACAAAGGGCGCAGGCGCGGGCGGCACGCCGATCCTGAGTTGGGGCTTGAAGTGGCAACAGGTATCACCGAGCTCGCGGGATGCGCAGCTTGCCGAGATGTTGCAACTTACCGATACGCGCATCGCTACCGCCTATCGCGTACCGCCGGAATTGCTCGGCATCGCCGGTCAGAACGGCCTCCAGAGCTCGACTGAGGCGCTGATGCGCTATTGGATCGCAGAAGGACTCGGCTTTTGTCTGAATCACATCGAGGAAGCGATCGGCCGGTTCTTCGGCCTCGCCGGCCAACCCGACGAATATCTTGAATTCGACACGCGCATCCTCGTGCGCAGCGCGGACAAGGACCGCATCGATGCGCTCGCGAGGGGTGTGCAGGGCGGGATCTATTCGCCGAACGAAGCGCGAGCGTTGGAGGATCTGCCAGCCGCCGAGGACGGCGACGAGCCGCGTGTGCAACAGCAAGTCGTGCCGCTCTCCTTCGGCGCCCAACCGCCGCCGGCACCGACACCGGCGGTCACGCCACCGCCACCGGCCGCCGAAGAGGGGGATAATCCAGATGGCGACGCCAAACGGGCGATCAGTGCTTATCGACGGCGCCGCCTCGCCGCTTGAGGCTTTGGCCGCAGAGGTTGCGGCCGACGTCGAGCGCATCGAGCGCGAAGTCCGGCTGGAATCCTCGCTCCTGATTTCGGATATGCGGCAGGAGATGCTGGCGCTCCGCCTCGGCCATGCCGAGAGCGAATTGCGGATCACCACCCGGCTCGCCCAATTACAGGATGGCGCTCCGGGGCCGCAGGGAGCCCCAGGAGAGCGGGGAGAGCCGGGGGAGGGCATCACAGGGCCCCCGGGCGAACAGGGGCCTCCTGGGCCTCCGGGCGCCGCCTCTGAGGTGCCGGGGCCACCGGGGCCGATGCCCTATGTCGGCGAGGTGTGCGGTGTCTACGATCCGAAACGCACCTACTCAAAATATGATCTCGTGACATGGCACGGCTCTGAGTGGCGCGCGAAGCAGGATAAGCCGGGCGCATTGCCCGGCAAGGGCTGGGTCATAGCTGGCCAAGCTGGCAGCCGTGGCCTGCAAGGCGAGCGGGGGCCGCCCGGCCCGCCCGGCCGGGAAATCAGGATCGTCGATTGGGCCGTTGAGGACTTCCGCGCCGCGCCGATCCTCAGCGATGGCACGGTCGGGCCGGCGCTCGATATGACGAGCTTCTTCGAGCTCTATCACATGCAGGCAAAATGAAGCCGCTGACGACGAGCGTTGCCACGCCTGCGCTCGATCGGACGCTGATCTCGCTTGCCGATCTGCGCGAGCAATTGCGCTTGAAGCCGGGCGACACGGCAAACGATGCGTGGCTGACCAAGGTCATTGAACGCACCAGCCGCCAGGCGGAGCGCTATTGCAACCGCATCTTTGTGCAGCAGGGCTATATCGACACCTTTGCCGGCGGCGTCAGCCTCGATCCGAATGCGCCGCTGCGCCTCTCTCAGGCGCCGGTCGATATCACGAGTTTCACGGTTGCCGTCGACGAAGCCGGCCTTGACGCCGGGGCCTATAGCCTCGACGCTTTTGCCGGGCTCGTCTATCGCGTCGGCGATGCTACGCAATGGACGAGCACCGCTTCGCTCGTCGCGCAATATACCGGCGGGTTCGACGCGATCCCGGACGACGTGCAGCAGGCGGTGCTCGAGCTTTGCGTCATGGAGAACTCCGGGCGAGGCCGCGACCCGATGCTGCGCGCGAAAGAGATGCCGGGGCTTGGTCGCGAAGAATTTTGGGTCGGCGGTCTGCCAGGCGGCCTCGGCATCCCGATGGATATCGCCGCCTTGCTGAACCCATACCGCCGCGGCCTCGTCGCATGATAATGCCGAACATTACCGTCGAGATGGATGATCGGCGCGTGGTGGCACACCTCGAAGCATTGCCCGAGAGATTGCGCGTTAATCTCCGCGCCACGATCGCCGAACTAACAGACCAACTGCTCGCTCAGGTCCGAGCGCGCGAACCTATCCGCACGGGACGGCTGCGCCGCCAAACGCGCTCGTTTATCGACGAGAAAAAAGATTTCATCCGCGGGCGCGTGCGCATCCTGGCGACCGGCAGCGCCCAGCAGACGGCGGCTGCGTTTGGCGCGCTTGAGTACGGCGCTCATCGCCGCTTTCCGGTGCGTGGTTATATGCGCGGTTCCGGCCCGGTGCGCTCCTATGAGCGAACCGCCAATATCAGGGAACGCCGCTTTCTGCGCGGGCCGGCCGAAGAAATGCGCACGAAGATTCTGGAGCAGATCAAGGCTGCGGTTGCGCGGTCGGTTCAACAGCCATGAACCGCGAGATCATCATCAATGCGCTGTTTACTCTGTTGGTGTCGCCGCCGCTCGTCTTCGATTTCACCGCAGACACAACGACCGGGGATGTGACGCTCGCCAACGTCAGCGATACCTCCGGGCTCATGATCGGAATGCCGGTCAGTGGCGACGGCTTGCCGGTCGATGCCGTCATAGCGACGCTCACCCCGAGCGTGACAATCTCGCTTCCAGCGATTGCCGATCGCTCGGCTTCGGCAATGACGCAGGGCTTTCAGACTGTACAGCGGCGGCTTGCCGATCCGGATGTCGAGCAAGACATGCCGGCGCTCTATCTGGTCGAGATCAACGAAATTCATCCTGACCGTTTCTCGAGCAGCCCGGCATTGGTCGAGTTGAATTGCGAGGCATTGATCTTCACCAAGGTCGGCGCCGATCAGAATGCCATCCCGGCGGCGACGTTGAACATGCTGATCGATGGCATCGAGCGCGCGCTTTATCCGACGCCGACAACTTTTTATCAGAACCTCGGCGTCAAAGGCGTCCGCTCGTGTCGGATCGAAGGCGAAATCGTCAAAGACCCCGGCCATACCGGCGGCCTCGCTTACGCAACCGTTCCGCTCAAGATTATCGTCGCTCAAAGCGAAGATACGGCTCTTCTGTAAGGAGTTCATATCATGTCGGATACAGCCGCTCCGCTTGTCGCTACTCCCGGCACGTTTTCCGTTCTGAAAGCCGATCAATATATCGGCAAAGTGAAATTCGTCGGCCATAATGCCATCGGCCCGCAAATCACGTTGGAATTATTGAACGTGATGTTTCGTCCGGCCAATGCGGCGATGGGCGTC